CAGCCCACAGATGAGTCGCCCGATCGCGCCAATCAACTAGCGATCTCCGCATATCGGTCCCACATCTCGCGCAGTAGCGCGGTTGTGTGGGTGTCTGGCTTCGCTTGCTCCAGCGCGTCCCATTCCTCGCGAAACTGGGTTGCGTCGTCACCTTGGACGAAAATTGTCCCACTGGCGCCGTTGCAGCCCAGTTCATAGGCCCACCCGTTACCGATGCTGATAAGGGCGAATCCGCCGCCCCGTGCGATCTCTACGCGCTGCATCAGTAACCGTCCCGCGCGTAGCGGATGCGTCCGCGATCGTCGATATAGAGCGGCGTTGAATGTATGCGGCCCTGTTTGACATGGCGGTGTGCGCGTTCGGCGGTGACGTGTTCGTGAAACACGCCGTCGCCCGTGTTCGCCTCGATATCGTACGTATCGGACGCTTGCGCCTCGCGAAGGTCTTTTGCGGTCATCTCGAATAGATGCGACGATATGGCGTTGCCGGTGATGCTGTGACGGATGACGTACATTACGCGATCTCCGCCTGTTTCGCTTTTTCGGCTTGGCACATGGTCTCGTAATCTTCGCGGTCAGCTTCGCGCATGAAGTTTTGCGACAGACCAGCTTGACGGAACGTAGGTTCCCGATTCAGGCGAGCGGCCGCCGCGCTGTTGGCGTTACCCAGCCGGTCGAGATGTCCGAGAAGAACTTGCCCGGAAATGAGGCGCGAGCCGGTTGTTTGCGAGCCTTTGGGAGGCTTCACTTCGCTGACAAGCTCAATTCCGGTATGGCTTTCGATACCGACGATGTAGAGCTTATCGTTACCGGTTCCGATACGGAGATAAGGGCCGTCACCTGCGGCTTTGAGTGCGGCGGAAAGGCGTTTGAAAACTTGCATGTTGTGTCTCCCGCGCCGCGAATCGGCGCAATCACGGTCTAGGGGATAGTCCAGCACGAGTCCACGAGAAAGATAGTTAATATTCGCCGTGAATTTGTTAACCATATCCGTTAGGGTTACCACTCGTTAACCCTAACTGGATCGTTAACCTTAATATTTGTTAACCTTAACCGGATCGTTAACCTTACTACTCGTCAACCTTAACGCGCTCGCTGTTTTCGTTAACCTTACCTCGTACTCAGTTAGCAGCGCGTTAACCATTTGGCGAGGTCGGGCGGCGGCGCGGTCTGGCTCTCGCGCGAAAATGACTCCGCCAAAATGGCGTCCGCTGTTCACCGGGCGCGCGGCGAAAATGGCGTCGGCTGTTCGCGGGTCCTCCGGCCAAAATGGCGACCGCTGTTCGCGGCGATCTTGGTCAAAATACCCTCCGCTGTTCGCCGAAATCGGCAGAAAAACGCGATTTTGGAGGCTAAAATGCTGTTTTTACAGCGTTTTTAGTAGATTTTGACGCATTCTTGGCCAAAAATGGGGTCCAGAACGGGCAATCCCGGCGAATAGGCTTCTCTCGCCGGCATTATCCACTCTGGAGGGTCGAGACGCCGTCCCTGCCCCATGCGGATCGGCGCTATGATCCCCACGCCCCCGTGCCCTCCCCTAACCGTTGTTCTCGGTCGCTCCCAGTGAGGAAAACCACGCATTTCCGCGAGTCGTGACCTGATTCGGGGCGATTCGCCGTGTTGACCGAGAAGGAGGCTTTTCTGTCGACACCTCAGCCCGATCGCGGTCGCCGGCCGGCAGTTTTTCGATTTTCGCCGGGTCAAGCGAAATCGTGTCAATTGAAATCGTGATGACTACTAATGCTCATTCTCGGTCATTGCGTCGCGGTGGCACGGAGCTAAATATATGGCAAATAGGCACTTTTTCAGGTGCGATGACAGAAAAAATCAGGCAAAATCTGTTGACAGAAAACGGTTTGGGACACTTTTCGGCCGCCGGGCGCCAGTTTGGCGAGATCGGCCGGCGTCGTGGTGGTATATTGGTGGCGGTGGGGTGATGCTGTGGGAGTTAGCGCGTGATGGTGACCGGTGATGATCCCGTACGGGAGCATATGCTGCTCGATCGCGGCTACGGGGCTATTTTGCTCCCGAACGGGAACACCGGCCCCTTCTCATTTCGGAAGGGTCCCCGAGCGTCACGCTGAAAGTAGGTACCATGAGCCAGATACGAAAAGGGACCCCGTTCCGTTCAGGAAAAGGGTCCCCAGAGGTCCACGAGATGCGGTCTGTTAAGGTTAACTGGTCCGCGCCGGATGTTAACCTAAACAGATATGGTTAACGGGCCACCTTGGCTGTCCGAAAGATGTAGGCATTCTTCGGACAGGCCGGGATCACGCGTGGCTGGAGCCTTTCAGCTTCTTGGTGCCGCGCCGGCCCTTGCCCTTGGCCCATTTCAGGTACTGCGAGGTCGAGTCGACTTGGTCGTCGTACTTCGCGTTCGGGAAGCCGATCAGTTCCTTCTCATAGTCCGGCAGCCACGAGGCGCGCTCGGGCAAATAGACCTGACCACCCTCGATCATCGGCGACACTTCGTCGAAACGGAACTGCTTCGACGCCTGCCCCACCTCGATCGAGATGATCGGCGCCGGGGCTCCGCCATCGCGCTTCGACTGGATGTAGGCGAGACCGTTACCCTTGGCTTCGACCAGCAGCGCGTCGGCGTTGTAGCGTTTGCAGACGCGAGCGATTTCGGTCGTCAGTTCGGGAAGCTCGATCTGCTTGCGGACCACATCGACGAGGTAGTGGTTCTTCACCATGTCCTCGATCCAGACCGTGATGACCGTGTAGTCGCTACGTTCCTTCGCCGTGTTGGCCGCGTCGACCGACACCGTCGTGCGCCGGATTTGGTTGGTCGGCGCGTTGCCTTCCATCGTGCCGGGCAGCTTCGTGTAGCGCTTGAACCAGTCGCCCGCGACGACGCCGCCGGAGATGTCGATGGGCGTTCCCTGATAGAGGGAGTTCCACGACGGCCCCGTCATGTCTGCTCGAAGATTTGTCAGAGCATCGAGATTGAACACCTCGGGCCACAAAGGTTCGCCAACCGCGCGGCCTAGAACATCGTCCTCGTCTTCGCAGATCGCCGGGAGATTAATTATCTCGAAACGGTAACGGCCCCTAAGCGGCTCGTTTTCCGCGATATTTTCGAGGAGAAGTTTTTGCGCCTTTTCTTGGGCCTCCAAAAGTTCTTTTGCTTCGCGATCTGTAATACGTCCGCAGAGGTCATCAGAGTGCCACCGGGTCATAATAATTCCCAGCGGCGAGCCCGGCAGAAGTCGGGTGCTAAAATCGTCTGAATACCACTTGAACACCTTCTCGCGGATCGTGGCGCTTTCAGCGTGTTCGCGGCTGGCGTAGGGATCGTCGACCATTCCATAGTGACCACGGAAGCCAGAAATGCCCTGCCCCGCGCCCTTGGCGACGTACTTGCCCTTCTTGTTGGTGAGCCCCCAATAGTCCTTGGCTCGCATGTCGGAGCGGACTTTGATCGTCGGGAAGACGGCGGTGTAATCCTCGCTGTCGATGATCGACTTGACCTTGGCGCCAAGCTCGTTCGACACGAAGTCCTGACTGTGGCCGGCTTGCAGGAAGATGCGGCGCGGGTTGCGGCCGATCCACCACGCAGGGAAGTGGTGCGAGGAATGGGTCGACTTGCAGTGGCCCGGCGGCATGGAGAGCATGAACCGCATGGTCTCCTTCGACGCCGACGACATGAGCAGATCACCGATCAGCCGCTGGTGCGGCGACATGGTGTAGCCTTCCTCGTCGTCGCCTTCGTTTCGCGCCATCCACTCGTAGAAGTGGTGGTATGAGTTCTTCGCCAGACCGGTCCAAACCTCGGTAAGTTCGCGCTCGGTCTCTTCCATGAAATGGTCCAGCGCGAGCATCTGGCCGTCCAAGTTTGTCGTGCCGCTGATCGCGACCAACTGCTTGTACGCCTTCTCGGACATGGGCTTTCCACGATCGAGGCATTCTTCTACCTCAGCGGAAAGCGCCTTGAGGAGCTTTTCACTGGTACGCAGTCGGTCCTTTTTCTGTTCTGCTGTCTCGGACACGAGTTACTTCTTTCGGGGAGCCAGCGGATTGTCGTCGGCCGGTTCTTCGACGGACGCGGCAGCGCCTTCGAGCGCGCCGTTGAGATTGAAACTGACTTGAAGCGGGCTGCCGGCCGGCGCCGGGAGTTTCTTGTTGTCGGCGGCGGTCGCCTTATCGAAGGTACCGAGGCTGTCGCCGATCAGCTTGATCGACTCCTTGGCTGCCTGAAACTGTCCCGCAACCTGTGCGAGCCGGGCGTTCTCGGACAGCATGTCGCGAACGACATTGTCGTTCCATTCGATCACGACGCGCTTGGCTGTCTCGGGGTCTTTCTCGTCGAGACCGGCTTCGTGGAGGCGGACGCGGAACTCCAGTTCACGACGTTCCTTCTCGGCGCGGATTTCCTTGATGCGCTCCGCGATCTCCGGCTTGTTGGCCAAGACGCTCGCGTTCGAGGCTGACGGTGTGTAACCGGCCAGTTCGTAGGCCAGCGCCTGCGTCATGGTGTGGTCGCCTTCGCCGAGATGACGGGCAAACAGTTCCTGACGACGGTTAGTGAGTTCGGGCACGACGGGGCGCTTTCGGTGGGGAGGAGATGAAGGGTTTCCCGTTCACGAGACCGAGGTCGAACGGGCGGGTGGGTTGGAGACCCAGCGAGATCGCGTGGAAGAGCGCGATGATGGCCGCCTCGGCGCGACCGTTGTCCATTTTGCGTGCCCAAGCCTTGGTACAGCGCGGGAACATTTCTGAGGCTCGACGCATGGCATCGCCTTTGTCGGCCGGAACCTGCATCGCCATTTTCCACTTTGCGGGAGCGACGCTGCCGAGCGGGAAGTCGAGCCCGGCAAAGACACCGATCATGATCCCGGTCGCCTTGCCAAAGGTGAAGGCACC